TTAAAAAAAATCGTGTCCTGCCCAGACGACCTTGCCGATAACGGCCAGGCTTTCCAGTTGGTTGGCTGGAACGATCTGCAGTGGGTAATCGTCGCGGTTGTCACTGATGATGGTGATCCCGCCATCGAAGTTCTTCTGCAGGCGTTTGGCATACAGCTCTTCGCCAAGACGCAACACGAAGATGGATCCATCTTCGATCTGATTCTTGCTGATATCGACCAGGATGGAGTCACCAGAGTGGATGGTGGGCTCCATGCTGTCGCCTTTGGCGAAGACCACCACCAGGTTATCCGGGTTTAACTTGCGAAACGTGAGCCACTTGCGGCGAAAGGCCAGCTTGCGTTTAACCTCGTGATCATCATTAAACGCACCATGGCCTGTACTGACGGTGACATGGTAGCCATCGATCAGCGCGTACTCCTCATCAAACACCTCACGTTGCACCATCAGCTCGGCATCTACATCTGGATGCTTGGGGCCTTGACCGGTGGCCAGCCACTCCAGATTCACATTGAACACCCGCGCGATACGCAGTGCCTTGTCGATGGTGGGTAGTGAATTGAACGGAGGGAAGTATTTACGGATCCCCGACTCACTCATTCCCACCTGTTCGGCGAATGCCTTGTAGCTCCGATTGCCCCGCAGCTCGTCCAGACGAGCGCTCAGAGTATCCATTCCCGCCGTCAGAAAAGATACCTCACCGTCTTTTTGTACTGCTTGTAGTTTTTCTTCATAACGCTCTGACATACAAGGAATTCTCGGCTAGTGGCTAATGCTGGTGAGTCGATAGACAAAAAATTCCGCACAAAAAGACTTGTCAATCTTTTTGGGGTGATCAATCATTCATATGTGACGCATGGCGACATAAAATCATTCTTTTATGAATGATAAAGACACGCACCGCGACACTTGATGATACCGAAACGGGGTGAGTATGTCAGGGAAAACACCAGAGTGGATCAGGGCTGAGCTCATAAAACGCGGATATTCCCAAGCTGCTTGGGCCCGCGCCAAAGGGTTGCACCCCAGAGCAGTGCAGCGCTGTATCAAACACTATGCCCCGGCCATGGGGGTCAGCCCCAAACGGCGAGAAAGCCGCACCATCATGACGCTGCTCTCCGAGTCGCTGGATATCGATCTGCTGGGAGGTGACCAATGAGCACCTGGTACACCGCCCAGGCGCTGGCCGGGCTGGCCGGCATGCCCGCTTACCCCGATGGCGTTCGTAAAAAGGCCGAGCGTGAAGAGTGGCAGAGCCGCAAGCGCGAGAAAGGCAAAGGGGCCGAATACCACATCAGCTCGCTGCCGATAGAAACCCGCCGCTATCTGGCTGAGAGAGCCGTGGCCGAGCAAGGTCAAGCTGTGACCGATCATGCTGCTGGTGGCAAGGCCATGGCCAAGCTGCTTGCGCGGGAGGTGCCGGTCAAACCAGATGCGGGCCGTAAATTGCTGACGCTGGGGGAGAGGGCCCGCCAGAAGGTCGATGCCAGGTTGCTGATCCTGCAGGCCGCCGATATCTTTCTGGCGCCTTATCAAGCTTGCCAGCAAGGGGAAGTGGGACGCCGGGCGTTTATCGAGGCTTACCGTGCCCGCAGCCTGTCACTCCCTGCGAGCCTCTATGACCGGCAAAAACCGTTCAGCCTGATCACCCTGCGCCGTTGGCAGAGTGCGCTGGCTGACGAAGGCCCCGCAGCCCTCGCTGGCAACTATCAGCGGGAGCGGTCATCTACCGTGGAGCAGAGCCCGGAACTGGCCCAATTTCTGACGGCCTTGGTTACCGCCAAACCCCATCTGGCCAACAAGTGGGGAGCCCTGCACGAGCTCGCCAGCCAATACAACGAGATGAACCAGTTGGGATGGCACATCCCAAGCCAATCCTCTTTGCGTCGCTGGATGGCCAAATGGCTGAGTGACAACAGGGTGGCCTTTACCTATGCCACCAACCCCGATGCCTACAACAACAAATACCGCAGCGCGATCGAGGAGATGTACCCCTGGATGGCGCAACCCAACGACGTGTGGGAGTTCGACAGCACGCCGGTCGATGCCATGTTGGTGGATGGCCGTCACAGCATTATCGCGGTGATCGATGTGTTTACCCGCCGGGTACGCCTGCTGGTGGCCAAGACCTCATCGAGCGAGGGGATCTGCCTGCTGCTGCGCAAGACCCTGTTGGCCTGGGGCACCCTCAACGATAACGGCGTGATGCGCACCGATAACGGCTCTGACTACGTGAGCCAGCGGGTCATGTCCATCTGTGCCCTGCTCGGCATGAACGTCAGCCGCTCCAATGCCTATTCCGGGTGGGAGAAACCGCACATAGAGCGCTTTTTTCGCACCCTGAGCCACGGCCTGATCGAGTTGCTGCCCTCCTATATCGGCCACTGCGTGGCAGACCGGCAGGTGATCGAGGCGCGCAAAAGCTTTGCCCAGCGGCTGGAAGAGAAACGCAAACCAGATGCCGAAAAGGAGATCTTCGAACTGGCCATGACGGCCTGTGAGCTGCAGAGCTTGCTCGATAACTGGCTCGATGCCCGCTATCACAACCGCAAACACGGCTCCCTGGGAATGACTCCCAACGAGAAATATGGTCATACCCGCTATCAGCGGCGCGCCATTCCAGATGAATCAGCGCTGGATCTGCTGCTTAACCATATCGGTGAGGCCACCGTCTCCAAGGGCTTCATCAAGGCTGGTGGGCTCAAATACACGGCCCCTGAACTGCTGGAGCACAACTGGAAGAGCCAGCGGGTCAGCGTGTTCCTCGACCCCAGCGATGTGGGCCGCGCCATCTTGTATCGCACTGGGGATTGGAACGAGCGGATCGAGGCCGTGAACATCGAACTGCTGGGCAATGGTGTCAGCCCGGATGCTTTCCGGGCCACCAAGCGTGCCGACGCCAAGGCACTGGCCGGTTTTCGCCGTGAGATGCGCAATCTGGCCAAGTCCTTTGGCATCGACCAGCTCCATCAAGATGTGGTGCGCCACTTCGTCTCCCAGGCACGGGATATTGCCCAGTTTCAACTCAATGATCTCACCCTCGATAACCCGGCCTTGGCTGCGTTATCCGGTATTGCCGCACCCGCTGAACCGGCTCAGTTCAGCGCAGCAGAACTTGCTGCCATTGAGGCCAGGCGAGAAGAGAAAGCAGCCCGAGCACAGGTGACTGCCGGGCAAGAGTCCAGAGCACTCAAGACAGAGTACGAGCAGGCCATTTATTTGGCCGAGAAGGAGTTGGAAAAACCACTGGCAGAGCGGGAGAAGGAGTGGCTGACCCGATACCTCTACAGCCACAAGCTGATGGCAAAACGCATTAACCGCCATCTGGATCAAGTCAGGGCCACACGCAGCGCCCAGGCAAAAGGTTAGCGTGTGGCCCTGTTAAACCAAAAACAAAGGACAAAACCACTATGAAACACAAGATCGTCGAAGTCAAAAACATGATCAAGACCGAGCAGTTGCTCGACAACCTGCTCAATCGCTCCAGCATAGTGCCGGGCATTGGTCTGATCCACGGCCCCTCCGGGTTTGGCAAAACCACCGCCGTCGAGTGGTTGTTCAACCAAGACGAAGTGAATGGCATCTATGTGCGCTGCTACAAGGCCGACACGGTGACCAGTTTGCTGGAGCAGATAGCCAAAGAGATAGGCATTCCCCAGCGCCATAACTTGCGGGCCCAGGTCGATAGCATCATCGAATCCGTGCGGGCCGAAGAGCTCGCCATCTTCGTGGATGAGGCCGACTACGTGGTCGGCAATGCCCGCATCATGGAGACCCTGCGTGATATCTACGATGCCACCGAACAGCCGCTGATCCTGGTGGGTATGGAAGAGATTGCCCGCCGGATCAGCCAGCGCAAGCAGCTGTTTAACCGCATCTCCCAGTGGATCGAATTCAAACCCGCCGACCTGGAGGACGTCTCTCTGATCGCCAGCGAAATGCTGGAGGTGGACGTGGAGATCGATGATGCCCTGCTGGATCTTATCCGCAAACGCTCCAACGGCGTGGTGCGCACCATCGTCTCGGCGCTGGACAAGATCGAGAAGATGGCCATGGCCTCTGACGCCCGGATTATCCGGTTGGAGGATGTGGACGCCAGCGAACTGCTGCATGACGTGCGCCGCAGCCGTTAGCCACTGGAAACCGGCATATAACAACAACGCACGGGAGGGATACCAGTGGTCGGTAAACGTATAAACAGCAACATAGAAGCGGCTTGGCGTTGGATGTGCCAGCAAGACTCTTTCGATTTGTTAGAGGTCGCCGCAGGAAGCCCACTAAAGCTGAGGAATATCTATTTGGTTGTGCGCGGTTGGTTAGCAAGCGGTCACCTGCGTTGCGTGTATCAGAAACCATTTGGACGCAGTGTTTCATTCCGAGGCAGTCGTTACCAGGTTGTAGCAACTGCGGGCGATCCGGAGTTTGGTTCTGGTAATCGTAAAACCAAACAGCGTCAAAAGCGCTGTATCCATCGCAAAACGGTTCAACAGAAGATGTGGAACACCATGAAAATCAGTCGTTTTTTCACCCTGAGTGACTTAGCGATCACCTCTGGAGTCGATGATGCGGGGGCCAGCACTTACACCACCATTTTGATCCGGGCTGGATATGTTCGGTTGGTGGAGAAGATTGAGCGCTTCAAGGTGAAAGGAGATCAGAACCGCTATCAGCTGATCCGTGATACCGGCCGTTTTGCCCCCATGGTGAGAGCAAAACAGGGGGGATGCTGGGACCAAAACGAACAGCGTTTTTACCAGTTCGATATGAAGGAGGCTCCTCATGGACACGTGGCTTGAGGTGCTACAGGCCGAAGTCGCAGCCAGTTCGCTGGCCGTGGTGGCCGACAAGCTTGGTTTATCCAGAACCACTATAAGCCAGGTCTGCAACCAGAAATATCCCGGCGATATGGCAAGAGTGCAGACCCTGGTGGAAGGGGCCCTGATGGGCAACAAGGTGATGTGTCCCATTCTGGGCGAAATACCGGTGCATCAGTGTCTTGCTCACCAGCGCCGTGGTCCACGTGATGTGGGCAGTAACCCAATGGATATCAAGCTCTGGAAGGCGTGCCGCAGCGGCTGCCCCCATAGCCAATTGGGTGAGGAACAACAACTGCGTCGGCCAATGCGCATCTCGGTTGGGCCAAACAACAAAGGCATGGACAGGAGCGCCAGATATGACGCTGAGGCCACCCTCTCCCGGCTGCGCCGCCAGGCCAAAAGCGATGGTGAGAATGCTAGCAACAGCTTGCGTATTCTGGCCGAGCTGCTGGCCGAGGAGCTCAAGATCTTGGGCATCAAATACAACCGGCTGCTCGATAAGGGTGAGAAGCCAGGTCAGTAATTCAACGGGCTCGGGGTGTGTGGTGGGCTCAGTGATTGGGATCACAGGGAGAATGGGATGAACAGAAATCTGCAGAAGACCGCCGAGCAGTTGCGAGTCTGGCTGACGGCAAAGGGGTGCAAGGTGAGCACCAGTCGGGTGCGCCATACCCCCTTGCTGGCGGTGACCGGCCCACTACCGGAGGTGATGACCAAGCGGGCCGTGTGGGGACGCGAATGCTTCGCAGGCGTAGTACGCGATGTCGCCATCGTGCGCTTTGGTGGGTGTTTGTTGCACTGGCGCCAGTAAGCGATCACCGAACAACAACGAGATAAATCAAGGAGAGCCCTATGCAAGAAGCACAGACCAGCAACACAACCCCGATGCGGCAGAACGCTCAGGGGCACTGGGTACCGGAGAACCTGATCGCCCCGGCGGACAAGCTGCGCGATGAGGTGGTGATGACCATCATCGCAGCAGCTCGTGAGCAGCGCTCCCAATTGGCCGCCTTCAAGATTGGCGCCATGCAGCAGATCGCCGACTTTGTGGATCTCTCGGCCGAGCAGTACGGGGTGGCCTGGGGCGGCACTAAGGGCAACGTTACCCTGCTCAGCTTCGATGGCCGTTACAAGCTGATCCGGGCGGTGGGAGAGCACCGCAAATTTGATGAAAGGATCCAGGCTGCCAAGGTGCTGATCGATAGCTGCATCGAGCGCTGGAGTGACGGTGCCGATGCCAAGCTGCGGGCTTTGGTGGACCACGCCTTCCGGGTTTCCAAGGCGGGCCACATCGACGTCAATCAGGTGCTCTCCCTGCGTCAGCTCAACATCGACGACGCCGACTGGGAGCAGGCCATGCAGGCGATCGCCGACGCTATCCAGGTGACCGGTACCAGCCAATATCTGCGGCTCTACGAGCGTGACGCCCAGGGGCGTTACATCCAGATGAGCCTGGATCTGGCGAAGTTGTAAGGGAGGAGTGCGCGATGGAAATCAACGTAGAACAGGCCGAAGAGCAACTGCAGCTCTGTGAACAGATCTGCGAGACCGAAGGCACCTGCTATCCCGATGACACCTATGAGGATGGTATCAAGGCCGCTTTGTTATGGGTGCTGGGGCAGGGCCCGGCGCCGCTGAGCGAAGAGGAGTACCAGGATCTGATGCCGCTGCAGTTCGAGCAGTGACAGTGCGAAACAGGGTGGCCGCGCCGCCCTGTCTGCCCGGCGTGGTGGCCAGGCACTGATGAGCAGCCGACCTGGGCCCAGGTCTTCACCGCCTCGATAAAGGAGCACGGCGATGACCAAAACAGAGATGGATATTCGGCTTACCAAGATATTCAGCGCGGCCGCCATTGCACAGGCGACCCCTGATAAACGGGCTGTGTGCAGACAGCTCAAGCAGTTTGATCGAGATGCTCGTGATCAGGGGTTGTTTGCCCTGGCCGGGGAGGCCAGCCAGATGCGTTGGCAACTGGTGGCTGAGTTACAGCAGGCCAGAGCTGCAGAGGTCAGTCATGGCAGCGTCTAATTGGCAGGGCTTGCTGGCCTATGTGATGAAGTTCGGCCCATTGAGCCAGAAAGGGGCCGAGCAGTGGCTCGATCGTCATTGTCCGCAATGGCGCAGTGGGGATGACGTGGTCGCCGGCCAAATCTGGGTGGCAAAGGTGGGGAGGGATCATGACAACAAGCAGCAATGAACGTACCCGTTTGATCCGGTTGGTACAGGTGGGCCGCCGCTCCCTGGGGCTGGATGAAGAAACCTATCGGGAACTGCTGGTCCAGCAGAGTGGCAAACGCTCTGCGGCAGAATTGACGCTCCAGGAGTTGGACAAAGTGCTGCTGGCCATGAAGGGGGCAGGGTTTAAACCGACCGTTAAACGTGCCGTAAACGAGGGCAAACCAAAGCGTTTAAGCCCAGCTCGCGGCGCCCCGACCAAGACCGCTGAGATAGGCGTGATCCGGGCTATCTGGATCACCATGCATCGCCACTGCCTGCTGCGTGATGGCAGCGAGACGGCGCTCAATCACTATGTGGAGCGTCAGACTGTGCGGATCAACAACGGGGTTGGTGTGGCCGAAGTGGCCTGGCTCAGCGAGGCGCTGGCTTACCCGGTACTGGAGTCCCTCAAAAACTGGCACAAGCGGGAGATGGTCAAGGCGCTGCAGGCGGCCAAGAAAACTGTCCCCATCAATGAGAAGACAGGGCGGGTGGCAGGTTATCAGGCAGTTCTCGGGGCGTTTGAGGAGCTACAGCATGGATAAGAATCTGGACTTGTTTGCCGACGATCATGAGTCGCTGGGTCAGTTGGTGGACCGGTTGGATCAGATCCCGGCCTCCGAACTGACGGCCAAATGGCCCAAAGCTCTGAGTGAGCTGGTGGATGTGCTGGCCTGCGAACTGGCAAGAGGGGGGATAGGGCCCGAGCAGGCCAAGGCTCAGGCCCGCAAATTGGCGCTGGTACAGGCCCACTATATGGGGGGCCGCGCCTACTACATCCCCACCGGGGATCACCTTAAGGCCGCGCTGCGGGACAGAGCCATCTGGGATGAGTTCAATGGCCGTAATATTGACCAACTGGCTCGCAAGCATGGGCTTTCGGTGCCACAAACCTATGCAGTGGTGGCTGAACAGCGGCAACTGAGTAGATCTAGGTCACAACTTGATATGTTTAGTTAAAGACAGGGTTAAGATGAAGAGGAGACTGGTTTCCATATGGCAAGTATGAGGTATACACTGCAGACTCTGTAAAGGCGGTAGGGTATACGAATGGATTTAGAACTGTTAGAAATTAATAAACTTTTAATGTTTATAGCTTTTGTAATGCCTGGATTCATAGCCATCAAGGCATATAGTGTATTTTCTGGTGTTGCCGCAGCGCCCAAACCTTCTTCTGAACAGATAATTGATGCAGCGACATATAGTTGCATCAATTATCTTATTTGGTTGCCATTTGTATATATGGTGGAGTCCAGTCGGTTAAAGTTTGACTATATTTGGTTGTACGTGGCTTTTTATGTAGTTGTGTTATTTATATCACCAATAGTCATAACTAAGTTATGGTTGGGTGTAATGCGCCATCAATTAGGTAAGGATCCAATAGAAAGGCCATGGGACTATGTTTTTTCATTGCGAGAACACTATTGGGTTGTAGTTACGCTTAAGTCTGGTGAAAAAATTGGTGGACTTTATGCAGACAAATCCTTTGTTTCTAGCTCTCCAGCACCGGAGCAAATTTTTCTACAAAGTACATGGGTTATAAATGAGCATGGTGGATTTGAAAGAGAAAAAGAAACTTCAGCTGGCATTATGATTTTATCATCTGAAATTCTTTATCTTGAGTTTTATAAAGCGAGGTGACAATTTCAAATGAATCTTGAATGTCTTCTGGATATAGCTGTTATTATATAATGTAGATTCGCTCTGTTATTGGTAGGGCTGAGTTATAAATATTATATTTGAGGTGAAACATGGCAATTATACCAGTCAAAGATAAAGCAGGGTTGACTTACCCCTCTATAAGAGAAAGAGATACGGACAAGCTCGTGACTCGTCCAATCCAAAGAGATGATAGAGAGTTGGCGATAAACGGATATCAACCTATCAGAAGTAGCGGTACGGACGCTACGCAACCTCCCCCCAAAAAACCATGAAAGCGAGACTGAATTATGTCCGATAACAAGCCTAAATCTCCATCAAAGGGAAATTCTGGGATAGGCATGGATGGATATCAACCAAAGCCGAAACCAAGTGGTATTAATACAAATGGATACCAGCCCCCGAAAAGTAGCGGAACAAGCCCAACCACACCGCCACCCAAGAAGCCATAGTTCTAACCCATCATAAACCCCTGCCCATAAGGCCCCTCGGTACGCTGCGATAACGCAGTTAATCGAGGGGCCTTTTATGTTGCCTGATACCTATCCCATAGCGCTTGCCTGGTTGCTTCGTCCCGATGTGGAAGGGGGCGAGGTCAACCACCCGGCCGACCGGGGCGGCCACACCAAGTTCGGCATGGCCGATGCAGCCGACGGCAAGAAAGACGGCATGCTCGACCTCGATAGGGATGGTCGGCCAGACATTGCCGTCAGCGATGCGACCCCTGCCCACGCCCAGCTGTTTTACAGAGCGAACTACTGGCTGCCAGCCCGTTGTGATCGGGTCGAGAGCGTCTGTCCGTTGATTGCCATCGCCCTGTTCGACGGTGCCGTGCATCACGGACCTAGCCGTTCGGTGCGTCAGTTACAGCAGGCGCTTGGTGTCATGGTCGATGGGGTGCTGGGCTCGCAAACATTGCGGGTACTGGCCGCCAAGACAGGCCGAGACAGTGGGCGTTCCCTGTTACTTGCGCTGCTTGAGATCCGCGCTGGCTACATGCTGGGTATCGTGCGCAAAGATCCGAGCCAGTGGGCCAATGCACACGGCTGGGTCAACCGCCTGCTGCGTCTGCAGAACTACCTGCTCTCGGTCCGGTTCGGGGAGGTGGCGCCATGAGCAAAGCCAGTCTCACCAACAAGCGTCTGCGAGCGCAGCAGCGGATACAGTTCGCCGGATGTTTCGGTATCCCTGAGTTGAAAAATCCTCGTTACCTCGCCTGTTTCAAGGATGGGCGCCGCGCCCATCTGAAAGCCTATCTGGCCGCATCCGTCTCCACGGACCTGGAGACGATCCCGCTCTACAGCCATCACGCAACGCGCCAATCCCTGTTCGAGAAGGGCTGGCGGTCGGTGGGCGAGCTGGATCGTCTGCGGGCCCGCGCCCGTCATACCCAAACCCAACATAAGGAAGCCCATCATGCCTGATCCCCTGTTACCCCAAGCAAAGCCGGCGCTCAAGAGCCGCGCCGTGATCGGCGGTGTCATCGCCATGGGGGCCGGTATCGCCGGCCTGTTCGGCGTGCCGGTCGATACCGGAACCCAAGCCAGTCTGGCCACCACCCTCGTGGATCTGGCCAGTGCCATCGGTGGCTTGCTGGCCATCTGGGGCCGCCTCAAGGCGACCCACGTCATCAAGTAACCGGTTCGCAAGGAGACGCCGTTGAGCGACCCCATAGACCGCGCCCAGCAGCTCGACGCCGAGCGGACCGGGCGCCTTATTGCAGCCCACCGGGCGAGGGCCAAACCCAGGGGCGATGGCATCTGTTGCGATTGCGATGAACCCATCCCGATCGCACGGCTGCAAGCCGAACCCGATGCGCTGCGCTGCATCGAGTGTCAGACCCTATTCGAGCGCAAGGAGGCTGTCCGTGTGGGAATTCATCGTTAAGAACTGGGGGCCTCTTTACGCCCTGGCCAGTTTGGTGGGGCTGGTCGTCATCATCTTGCTCTCCAAGACCTACGCCAAACGGGAGGACGTCACGGGCTTGGCTGCCAGGGTGGCCAGAGTTGAGCAGCAACTGAAGGATTTACCCACTGAGAAGGAGCTACACACCCTGCAACTGGAGATCAGCGAACTCCGTGGAGAGCTGCGGGCGCTGGCACCAGAGCTGCGTCAGGCCCGTCGTCTTGCCGATCTGCTGCTGGAAAATGAACTCAAGGAGAGAACATGAGCATTCAAGGGATATTGGACGCCCAGCAACGCCTGGTGATCTTGCGCTCTCTGCTCGATATCGGCGGGGCAGCCAACGAGTCGATCTTGAATGATTGCCTCGATCAACTGGGGACCGGCCGGGTGTCACGGGATCGGGTTAAAACCCTGCTGGCTTGGCTGGAAGAGCAGGGGCTGGTGCGCATCGAACGGCTTGCCCAGGTGCAGGTGGCCCACCTCACCGGTCGTGGTCAGGACGTGGCCGAGGGCCGTTCCAACGTACCTGGCGTCAAGAAGCCTAGGGCGGAGGATTGAGCATGGCAAAGCCGAAACCCAAGCCGTTAACCGCTCGTGAACGCGAGCTGCTTTATCAACTGGGCCTGGTGTTTAACGCGCTCAACATTGAGAAATCGGTGTCGCATATGAAGGGCTTAGCTGACTCGGTGCGACGGGGCAACCCGGTAGCGGCACAAGTAGAGAAGGCGTTCAATCGCCAGCTGAAAAAGGGGCTAAACGATATTCGGCTGGAGTTTGAACGTCGGCAGAAAGGGGGGCAGGTATGAGCGAGAAACCGACCCGGGGCCGGGCCAGCAAGGTGTGGCTGCTGCCTGAACCTATCCGCAACGCCCTCAATGAGATGCTGCGCGACAAGGGCAACAGCCAAGCCGCCATCCTGGACGAGATCAATGGCCTTATCGAGGGTGCGGGGCTGCCCGATGATCTCAAGCTCTCCCGCTCAGGGCTCAGCCGCCACGCCAGCCAGGTGGAGCAGGTGGGCCAGCACCTGCGCGATTTGCGGGAGACCACGGCGGCACTGACCTCCCAACTCGGTGACAAACCGATGGGGGAGACCACCAAGCTCATCCTGGAGCTCGGCCGTTCTCAGCTATTCAAAGCGATGCTGGCCCAGGTGCAGAACCCGGAGGAGGCGGTGGATATCGACATGCTGAAAAACGCCATGTTGGCGGCTCAGCGGCTCGAATCCACGGCCATGCAGAGCCATAAGCGGGAGAAAGAGATCCGCCAGGCCTTTGCCGAGGAAGTGGCCGCCAAGACGGAGGCCATCGTCACCCAGGCTGGCCTGAGCGGTGAAGCCGCCGCCGCCATTCGCCGCGAAATACTGGGGATTGCCTGATGACCGCTATCGCCCAACAACTTGCCCAGTCCCTCGGTACTGAATACAACCCCGACGAGGTGCTGCTGCCCTACCAGCGCATCTGGATTGCCGACGAGAGCCCGCTCAAGATCGCCGAGAAGAGCCGCCGCACCGGCATCACCTGGGCGGAGGCGGCCGACGCCGCCCTGACGGCCTCCAAGGCCAAGAGTGCCGGGGGCTGCCACCACTTCTATGTAGGCAGCAACAAGGAGATGGCGCGAGAGTTTATCGATGCCGTAGCCATGTGGGCCAAGGCGTACAACAAGGCAGCTGGCGAGATCCAGGAAGAGGTGTTCACCGACGATGAGGACAAGGCGATCCTCACTTTCGTGGTCTATTTCGCCTCGGGCTTCAAGGTACAGGCGCTCTCCAGCAACCCCTCCAACCTGCGGGGGATGCAGGGCAATGTCACCATCGACGAGGCGGCGTTCCACGACAGACTGGCCGAGGTGCTCAAGGCTGCCATGGCGCTGACCATGTGGGGGGCCAAGGTGCGCCTTATCAGCACTCACAACGGCGTCGATAACCTGTTTAACCAGCTCATCAACGACAGCCGGGCGGGTCGTAAAGACTATTCCATTCACACCATCAGCCTGGACGACGCCTGCCGCCAGGGGCTTTATCGCCGCATCTGCCAAGTCAAGGGCACGCCCTGGACACAGGAGGCTGAGGATAGCTGGAAGGCGGGCCTCCTCAAGGCCACCGCCACCGAGGAAGACGCGCTGGAAGAGTATTTCTGCGTGCCCAAGCAGAGTAGCGGCGTCTATATCAAGCGCACCCTGATCGAGCGGGCCATGCAGCCGGAGATCCCCATCCTGCGCTTCACAGCCCCCAAGGACTTCGAGCTGCAAAGCGAGGAGACCCGCAAGGCGGTGGCGGAGATCTGGTGTGAGGAGAACCTCAAGCCCTGCCTGGAAGAGCTCGATCGCAATTGCCGCCATGTACTGGGGGAAGACTTCGCCCGCAAGGGGGATCTCTCGGTGTTCGTGCCGCTTTCCATCGCGACCAGCCTGCGCAAGACCGTGCCCTTCGTGGTGGAGCTGGTCAACGCCCCCTATGAGACCCAGCGCCAGATCCTGTTCTACCTGCTGCAGGGGCTACACCGCTTCACGGCGGCCGCCTTCGATGCCACCGGCAACGGCGGCTATCTGGCAGAAGCTGCCCGCTTGCGCTGGGGCGCCAGCATGATCGAGTGCGTGATGCTCAATGACCCCTGGTACCGGGAGTGGATGCCCAAGCTCAAGGCCGAGTTCGAGGACGACAACCTGGTGATCCCGCGCCATGCAGACGTGCAGGACGATCTGGGCAAGATCCAGGTCATCAACGGCATTCCCAAGATCGACAAGGGCAAGAACACCGGCCAGGGCGGCCAACAGCGCCACGGCGACTTTGCGGTGGCGCTGGCTATGGCAGTGCGGGCCAGCTGGATGGAGGGGGGCGCCATCGAGTTCACCCCCTTACCTGGTAAACACGATTCAGAGCGCAACGACGACTATCACCGATATGAGAGAGGGGGTTGGTAATGACCGGACTCATCGACATTCATGGCAACTCGCTGCGCCTGCAGAAAGAGCCGCAAACCGAGAACGATGCCAAGCTGGCCCAGTTGCGCCGTCACTACAGCGAACACCCCACGGTAGGGCTCACCCCGGGTAAGGCGGCAGCAGCGCTCAAAGAGGCGGAGGAGGGGAGCCTCATCGCCCAGTGCGAGCTGGCCGAAGACATGGAAGAGAAGGACGCCCATCTGCAGAGCGAGCTTGGCAAGAGGCGCCGCTCCCTGCTCGGGGTGAGCTGGACCATAGAGCCGCCCCGCAACGCCACCCCTGCCGAGCAGCGCGACTGCGAGATGATCCGCGAGCTGCTGGAGGACTTCACCTGGTTGGATGACGCCATCTTTGATGCCACCGATGCGGTGCTCAAGGGGTTCAGTGCCCAAGAGTTCAGCGGCTGGGAGATGGTGGAGGGGCTGCAGCTCCCCAAGGGCATCGTCTGGCGCGATCCCGCCTGGTTCCAGACTCACCCGGATGACTGGAACCAGTTGCGGCTGCGGGACGGCAGCAAGGAGGGGGCGACCCTCAATCCATTCGGCTGGATCATGCACAAGGCCAAGTCGAAATCCGGCTATCTGGCCCGCACCGGCCTTATCCGCACCCTGGTCTGGCCCTTCCTGTTCAAGAACTACAGCGTGCGCGACTTGGCCGAGTTCCTGGAGATCTATGGCCTGCCGGTGCGTTTGGGCAAATACCCGGAAGGGGCCACCGAGAAGGAGAAGGCGACCCTGCTGCAGGCGGTGCTCTCCATCGGCCATAACGCCGGCGGCATCATCCCCAGGGGGATGGAGATCGAGTTCCAGAATGCGGCCAACGGTCAGGCCGATCCCTTTGTGGTGATGATGGACTGGTGCGAACGCTCCATGAGCAAGGCCATCCTGGGGGGCACCTTGACCAGCCAGGCCGACGGCAAGAGCTCGACCCATGCGCTTGGCAACGTGCACAACGAGGTGCGCCAGGAGGTGCGGGATGCGGATCTCCGCCAGCTCGCCGCGACCCTGACCCGGGATCTGGTCTATCCGCTCTTTGCCTTGAACGGCAAGAGCTTCCAGGGGCCGCGCCGCTGCCCGCGCCTGGAGTTTGACGTGACCGAGCCGGAGGACATGCGCGATCTGGCCTATCCGCTGCGGGCCCTGGTGGGCATGGGGATGCAGATCCCGGCACAGTGGGTGCGGGACAAACTGCAGATCCCGGCGCCCAAGGAAGGGGAAGAGGTGCTGGTCATCGTCGATAAGCAGGCTGGGGCCAGTGAGGCGGCTCTCAGGGCGCAGGGATTGGCGGCGCTGGCGGCAAAGCACCCTGTCCAGGGTGATAACAATGACGCCCAGCTGGCCCGCCTGCAGGCCGAGGTGGCCCCCTTGCTCGCTGGCATGACCGATGCCGTCCAGGCGTTGGTGATGCAGGCCACCACTCTGGAGGAGATCCGGGATGGCTTGCTGGCGCTGGAGCCCAACCTCAGTCATGACGAACTGGGGGCTCTGCTGGCTCAGGCTATCGCCGCCAGCGAACTGCTCGGCATGCTTGAGATGGAGGAGGGCAACTGATGCCCGTTCGTTACGGCAGTCTGCCGTTCAAGGAGGCGATCGCCTACTTTCGCCAGAAGCTGAATATGCCGAGCGAGCGCTGGGCCGATGTGTGGCGGGATGCCCATAACCGCGCCTTTATGGTGGCGGGGGCGACCAAGACTGACTTGCTGGCGGACCTGCGCGGCGCGGTAGACAAGGCGATCAGTGAAGGTCAATCCATCGGGGCCTTTCAGAAGGCATTCAAGGAGATTGTGGCCCGCCACGGTTGGGAGCATACCGGCCCCGCGTCCTGGCGTTCACAGGTTATCTTCGAGACTAACCTGCGCCAGAGCTATAACGCAGGGCGTGAAGAGCAGATCCAGCGCATCAAGCACAAACGCCCCTATGCGCTCTATCGTCATGGGGACTCCGAGCACCCCAGGGAGTTGCACCTCAAGTGGAACAACCTGGTGCTGCCGGTTGATCACCCCTGGTGGGAAACGCACAGCCCCAGTAACGGCTATGGCTGCAAGTGCAAGAAGTACCTGCTCTCCGAGGCCGACCTCAAGCGGCGCGGCTTGACGGTCGGCAAGGCCCCGGCCGACGGCGAATATGAGTGGGTGGACAAGGCCACCGGGGAGTTGCACAAGATCCCCAGAGGTATCGACCCCGGCTTTGATTATCGGCCCCAGACCCCGGCAGACCTAACCAAGGTGGTGGCCAAGCGCGAAGCGGCCAAGCCTGCGTTGGCCGAGCGCCTGCCAGAGCGGATAGTGGAGAGCGCCTTCTCCAGTGTCAAAGGTGTCACCGCCCAAGGTTTGAGTGACCTGATGGCCCAGTTGCCAGCTCCCCAGCGTGAACCGTTGGCGGCGTTCCTCAAGGCACATCCGGTCAAAACGCTGTTTATCAAACAGGCCGAGATGGGGAAAGGGGCGGCCGGGCTCAAGGTTGCCCCGGCTATCGCCGAATATCTGGGTCACGATGCCTACTCGATACGCTCGCTCTATTACCACCGAACCGCCGCGCGAACCAATGGCTTTACCAGCAAGAGTTGGGATCACCTGGTTATCAAGGTCAAGGCGGCTGATACTATAAAAACGGTCGATATGCAGGCGGTGCAAGCGGCGGCTGGAGAAGTGATCGCGTCGGCCAAGGAGAACCGAGGCCCCCGTGAGTGGTGGCCAAAGGGGATCAGCGGTGAAGCACTACGCCGTCACTTTAGCGTGTCAGCCTGCGTGGGTGGCCGCTTGGGGCAGTCCGCCCAGCGGATCTCCACCTGGTTGCACGAGCTGGGCCACCAGGTTCATTTTTGGGCCGGTGAACCGGATGTGACCGGGCTGGGATTGCTCACCCAATATGCCGGTACGAATGGCAAAGAAGCGGCCGCAGAGGCTTTTGCAGCCTGGATGCTGGCCAGAGAAACGATGGTGGCCCACTACCCCGAGTTGGCCAAAGCGGTGCAGGCCATGATCGAACAGGCTGCCAAGGCTGCCACCAAAGGAGAAAAACGATGACTGAATCACTATTGCAGCAAGCTATTGATCTTTTCGATAAGGAGGGGGCGTTCACCCTGGCCGATGTTCATCAACTGGAACAGTTGGAGGTTAAAGCCAATGGGGAAGAGCTTTCCCTGATTGGTGAGATGTGGGAGGCCGCAATGGCCAACGCGGATGAGGAAGCGTTGCACTATATGACCACCATTGAGGACGATGCCTGATGGCCGGTAGCTTTATTGCCATCAGCCACCATGGGGTGGCCGATGCCCACGACCTGCTGGCCAAGCTCTACCAGCAAACCGGTGACTTGAGTGAACCGCTGGCCGATATTGGCGAAGGACTGCAGCTATCGCACCGGGATCGCTGGGATGCGCAAAAGAGCCCGGACGGGGAGCCCTGGGCCCCGCTCTCGGATAAGTACCGTGCCCGCAAGCTGCGCCACGCCGATGAGGTGCTGCGTTTGAACGACGATCTCCGCGATACCCTCAACTATCAGGCCGAGCCCCAAACCCTCTACTTTGGTACGCCCATGGAATACGGTGCAGCCCACCAGTTTGGCCGTGAGGAAACCCACCTACCCGAGCGCCCCTATCTGGGGCTGTCAGAAGAGGACAAACAGAGCGTGCTGGAGACGTTGGAGGGATATCTGATCATCGAGGCTCCGTGAGCTTCTGGGTGCTTCTGGTGTCCCCTTGCAGCTACGATGGCATGCCTGCCCTCTCAATAGGTCAGGAAAATGGCGTTTAAACAGCATTAAACAGTATTGCCGTCCCCAGTTTACCCACTGATCTATCCCGTGATGCAGTAACCCACCATAAACCCCACCGCTCTCTCTCCTCCCCGACACTGGCACCAGTGATTTTTGCTGTGACCAGCCGGAGTGAGAGTGATGCCCCCATCTGCGATTGCCGTGGCCATCTTGAATGCCAGACCCACCACCCTGGGGCTGGCCGTGCTCGATGCGCAGCTGACCCAGCAGGATGACGGTTGGTATCAACTGCTGCCAGTCGGCCCGTTCAAGGCCAGGGATGGCCGCCCCTTCGATGTGCCTGGTGGCCACTGGCAGCTCGACAAGGGCATCGCCACCACCTTGATCAACCGGGCCAAGGCGCTCGGTCAAGACATCCTCATCGACTACGACCACCAGACCCTTAATGTCGAAAAGACGGGCAAGGAAGCCCCTGCGGCCGGTTGGTACAACGGCGACGAAATCGAGTGGCGCGAGGGCCAGGGCCTCTTTATCAAACCCCGCTGGACCGAGCGGGCCGCCGCCATGATCGCCGCCAAAGAGTATCGCTTCCTCTCCGCCGTCTTCCCCTATGACGCCCAGGGCCGCCCCCTGGAGCTGCGCATGACCGCCATCACCAACGATCCCGGGGTGGTGGGTATGCAGGCGCTGGCGGCCTTGAGTGCCCAACCGATCCAACCCGGCCAGCCGGCCACCCTCACCAAGGAGAACTCCATGAATGAACTGCTGAAAAAGCTGCTGGCCAAGCTCGGCATCGAGCTGACCGGTGACCCGACCGACGAGCAACTGCAGAAGGCGCTCACCGAGCTCGACAGCCTGCAGGCCAGCGCCAAGAAGGCGCCGGAGCTGGAGGCTGCGCTCTCGGCCGAAAAGGCCTCGTTGGCCGCGCTCAAGGCGCAGCCGGGCGGCCAGGTTGACCTGGCGCAATTCGTGCCAGTGGCGACCTATAACGCCCTGGTCACCCAGGTGGCGGCATTGACCGCCCAGGTGGACACCACCGACGCCGCGACCCTCATCAAGGAGGCTCGCACCGCCGGCAAGGTGGTGGCGGCCGAAGAAGAGTACCTGACCGCCTACGCCGCCCAGAAGGGGGTGGCCGCCCTCAAGGCGCTGCTGGAGCCGCGCCCGGCCATCGCAGCGCTCACGGCCAACCAGACCTCTGCCGTCACCCTGCCGGAGAAAAAGGGCGAGGCTGTGCTCTCGGCCGAGGACAAGTACGCCGCCGACCAGCTCGGCATCAGCCACGAGGACTTTGCCAAGGCCAAGGCCTAAGCAAGCACCTCCCGATCCACTCGAAGGCAGTTCCGTTTAACCAGAGAAGGAATAGACCATGGCCATTGTTACCCCCGCGCTGCTGCAGGCTCTCTTCACCGGCTTCAAGAAGAACTTTGAAGACGCCAAGAGCGAGGCGCCGAGCCAGTACACCAAGATCGCCACCGTGATCAAATCGACCACCAAGTCCAATACCTATGGTTGGCTCGGTAAGTTCCCGAGCTTGCGCAAGTGGGTCGGGGATCGGGTGATCGAGTCGATGAAGGCGCACGGTTACCAGATCGTCAACGAAGACTTCGAAGCCACCGTGGCCGTCGATCGCAACGATATCGAAGACGATGAGCTGGGCATCTATGCCCCCATGTTCGCAGAGATGGGGCGCTCGGCCGGGGTGCACCCCGATGAGCTCTGCTTCGGCCTGTTGGGGGCTGGTTTCACGACCCCTTGCTATGACGCTCAGTATTTCTTCGATACCGATCACCCGGTCTACCCCAAGGCCGATGGCACCGGTACCCCGGCGCTGGTCGCCAACCTGGTGGTGGATGGCGCCTATACCGGCGAGCCCTGGTTCCTGCTCGATACCAGCCGCGCCCTCAAGCCGGTGATTTTCCAGGATCGCAAGGCTCCGCAGCTCATCGCCATGACCAAGATCGACGACGAGGCGGTGTTCACCCGCAAGGAGTTCCGCTATGGGGTGGACTGCCGCGATGCCGCCGGTTTCGGCTTCTGGCAGTTGGCCTTTGCCAACAAGCGGGCGCTGACCCCCGACAACCTGTGGGATGCCTTCAGCCGGATGCGGGAGTTCCAGGCGGACGGTGGCCGCAAGCTCGGCATCAAGCCGACCCTGCTGGTCGTGCCGGCGTCGCTTGAGAAGCTGGCGACCAAGATGCTGGAGCGCGAGCTGGAAAGCAGCTCCAGCAACGAGCTCAAGGGCAAGCTGGAACTGGTGGTGGCTGACTATCTGTAACCCAGAACGTGCTGTTTAACGGTGGGGTTAAACCGTCTCAGTCCGGGCGTTTAACCCCCGTTTAAACCGGTTTTCGGATTGAACAAGACAGAGGGAAACATGAGATGGAACACGAGATGGAACAGGCTATTCACGTTGGCATCACATCGACGGTTCGTCAGATCTATTTTCGCGCGGGCCTGGCGATTGCACCTGGCAAGTCTGAGCTGGCTGTGTCGCCTATGCAGTGCGAGGCCCTGGAGGCCGATCCGCGCCTGGTGGTCACCCGCCTGGGTGAAGACGTCGCCCTTGCGCCGGCAGATGCACCGCCGACGGAGCGGGATCTGGACGCAGCAGTGGGCGGCCTGACCGGTTCAGGCTACCTGGCGGGCGTCGCCACCCTGGATGGCAAGGTCACCCCGCTGGCCGAGATGAAGGTCGATGAGCTGCGCAAGCTGGCCGTGGAGATGGCGATCCCGGGCGCGGCCAACATGAAGAAGACCGAGCTGGCTGCCGCCATTGCGGCGACCGAGGTGCAATACCCGGTCAAGGACGAGGCTGACGTCACCACGGAGCCGCCTGCTGACCCCGTTGCCGAGGGCGCCTGATATGTACGCCAGTGTCAGCGACATGGTGACCCGCTTTGGCGAGGCGGAGCTGTTGCGCTTGGCGATGACCCCGGCCGGTGAGCTGGACAGTGCGGCCATCACCATCGCCCTGCAGGATGCCGGCGCCTTGATCGACGGCTACCTGGCGGGACGCTACCCGCTGCCGCTGGCACATGTCCCGAGCGCCCTGGTGCCCATCTGTGCCGACATTGCTCGCCACCGCCTCTATGGTGAGCAGGCACCGGAGCAAATCGCCAAGCGTAATGAAGCAGCCCTGGCCTTCCTCAAATCGGTGGGCAAGGGGGAGCTGGCGCTGGGGCTTGCTGCTGACGGTGAACAGGTGGAAAGCCAGAACCTGGCCCAACTGCAGTCCGATGGCCGGATTTTTGGGCGAGGCAGAGGGGGCTTCTTATGAGCGCGCCAACGCCTGAACTCGACTACCTGGCGGCGGGGGAGCGGTTGCGCGAGCTGCTGCTGCCCTTGAAAGGGCAAGGGCTCAAGGACGTGTTTGTGGCCACCGACCTGGAGGCGGTGGCCAACCTGGGTCAGCACACCCCGGCCATCCATGTGATTTACCAGGGCGAGCGAGAGAGTGACACGGCCCAAAGTGGGCGGCAAAGCATGTTCGATCAGGTTTGGTTACTGGTGTTGGTGCATCGTGCCACCCCCAAAGAGGCCAGCGCGGGCGTGTGGCTGGGGCGCATGTTGCAAGCCGTGTCAGGCCGATCCAGTGGTGATAGCACCTTTCGGCGTGAAACCGCACCGGTCAGGCCGAGTTACAAGGGTGGGGTGGCGTATCTGCCCCTTGCCTTCAAGACGACAGTGAAATTCAAGGGAGAACGGTCATGAGTGAAACACTGCATCTGGAAGGGGATCTCTTTATCGAGACCTTCACCAACAATGTCTCGAATGGGGTGATCGGCCCGGTGGACGTCAACAGTCTGGAAGTCAAACCGGACAGCGAGAAGATCAGCATCCCGAGCAAACGTAAGGGCAAGTTGGGGCAGCCGCGGGAAACGTACTTCGTACCCAAGCCGGCGACGGTCAATATCAAAACCAGCGAGATCCCGCCGGTGCTGCTGGCCGCCGCCTTTATGGGCTTGGAGAGCCCGATCAACCAGGGAGCAGGGACACTTACCGATGTGGCGCTGACCCTGCCGGCTCACCCCAAGTGGGCGAACCTGGGCAAGACCAACCTGTCGGCCACCGGCCTGGTGGTTAAGGAGGGGGCGACCACCTTGGTACTGGGTACCGATTTTGAGATCAACTATGCCCTGGGACTGCTGCGGGCCACCAAGGGGGGCGCCGTGGCAGACGGTGGTCCGGTCACGGTCAGTGCCAGCTATAACGCGGTGACGGGCTCGCGCATCGCGGGCAACGTACAGCCGGAGGTGAAGGCGCGCTTGCTGCTCGATGGCCGAAGCATCATCGGTGGGGAGGCCATCAAACTGACCATCCCCCGTGCCAGCCTGGCCCCCAAGAAGGCGGTGGACTTTCTGAGCGACAAGCCCATCGAGATCGAGCTGGAAGGAGAGCTGTTGGCGCTGGATGGTGAAGCTGCACCCTTCTATGTGGATCGGCCTGAGACGGTATAAGGGTTGGATAACAGAACGGCGGGGAGACCCGCCGTTTTCATTTATTCACTAGGAGCATCTTGTTGCGAAGTGTTGAGCTGAGCTAGTAACCCGACTTAGGATTAAACCTTTTGGCCATTTTTTCCACAATGTCTGTGGGTAGTTTGGAAGCAGGTTTATAAAGTACTTGCAGTACGTGTTCTATGAGGTCGTAAGCATCCATTACATCATGGCGAGTGATCTTGCTGTCTGGATGGCTACCATCGTTGCCAAACAGTCTAATAGCGTCGAATAGAGTTTTAAATTCGGAATGCTCATCCGAAAGGAGTTGAATGCGCTCATATAATGTTGGACGCCGGATCTTGGGTGTGGTGACCTGAATGGGTACGCCAAGTTGAGTTAAGAGGGACTCCATAGCCATTCTGACATTGTTGCCTGCAGATGCTGGCGCGCAGAAAAATAGACGAAACGACTCTTGTAGTGGTTCTGCAACCTCAGCAGGGCAATTTGCTGGGATGTCAATGATTGCAAGCGGCGGCTCAAAAAATGTTGGTTGGAAGTGATCTATCCACTCCTGATCTGGTTGTCCTTGCTTATTATAGAAACCATCTATGTCAGCACTTCCTGCGCCTGTACTGGCAACAATGTCCTGACAGCGTTCGTTGTTGCATCGAAGTAGGCATGAATAAATGTAAGTTGTGAAGCAGGGCTCCCATTCAGGGTGACTGTGTGCTTGTCGAGATTCTCGCGTTTCCTGCTTATTAAAGGACTTTTCAACGATACGCAGAATCCCTTTTTTGCATGTGGGGCACATCCAGTCTGGGGTGTTAGTTTCAGTGAAATTATATTTATATAACGAGCGATCTATCATCTGTCCTGCATCCGCATATTTAAAGCAGTAAGTGGGGTTAGCGCGGCGTCATTGGAGGCTCTCTAATTGACTCCTACGCGGTACCTCAGTAATTCACCATAAATCCACGCGCTCTGCCATCCCTTCAAACTGGGGCAACTATGAATCGCTCAGGAATGCCCCATGTCGTCCAACACCACCCTCAAACTTGCCCTGGAGCTGGCGGCCAAGGTTACCGGCCGCGAGGACCTAGCCGCGCTGGCGGGGCAGGTGCAGGAGTTGGGCCCCCTATCTGACGAGACGGCCGCCGAGACCGAGCGCCTGGCGCAGACGCTGGAAACCCTGACTCGGCAGCAGGAGCTGATCAATCAGTTCGAGGCCAGCGGCCGCGCCCTGACCCAGCTAGAACTGGCCACCGTGCTCTCCCGGGACAAGTTGGCCGAACTGCGCCGCGAGCAGCAGGGGGCGGCAGGTAGCGCCCGCCAGCTCACCGACCAGGAGCGCCTGCTGGTCTCCGAGGTCAAGCAGCTGGAGCACCAGCTGATTTCCCAATCCTCCGCCCATACCCGCCTGCATGTTGGCCTCTCTCAAGTCGGGATCAATACCCGCAACCTTGCCCAGGAACAACAGCGCCTGCAGAGGGAGTTGCGCGAGAGTGCGGCCCAGACCGAGCGGTTGGGGCGTTCTCTGGTTCAGGGGGCGCAAGGCGCTGGCGGACTCCAGGGTGCCATCGGCAGCCTGACCGGGCGTCTGGTGGCGCTGGCGGGTACTTGGTTCGGCATTCAGACCCTCACCACCCAACTGATTGCCATGTTCCAGACCGGCGACCAGGCCGAGCGCCTCGATGTACAGCTCAAGGCAGTGATGGGCTCCATCGAAGGGGGCAAGCAAGCCAGCGTCTGGATACAGGACTTTGCCAAGAACACCCCCCTGCAGCTCAGTGAAGTCACCCAGGTATTCGTGCGCCTCAAGGCGTTCGGCATCGACCCCATGAACGGCGCCATGCAGGGCATCGTCGATCAGGCCTACAAGCTGGGCGGTGGCTTCGAGGAGGTGCAGGGTATCTCCCTAGCGCTCGGCCAAGCCTGGGCCAAGCAGAAGCTGCAGGGCGAAGAGATCCTGCAGCTTATCGAGCGCGGGGTGCCGGTGTGGCAATTGCTTGAACAGGTCACCGGCAAGAACACCGCCGAGCTGCAGAAGCTCTCAGAGGCCGGCAAACTTGGCCGCGACACTATCTCTGCCCTGATGAACGAGATCGCGGCGCAATCCTCGGGCGCTGCGGCCAACAACATGAGCCTGCTCTCCGGGCTTATCTCCAACGCCCAGGACAACTTGGCCAAGTTCTACCGCATGGTCGCCGAGTCGGGTGCCTTGGACTGGCTCAAGAACCAGCTGGCCAGCCTCAACCGTGAATTTGACCAGATGGCCCAGGATGGCCGCCTGCAGGCATGGGCCAAGCGTCTCTCCGATGGTTTTATCACCCTGGGGGAAACCCTCAAATCCTTGATCCAGACCCTCTATGAGTGGCGCACCGCGTTGACCGTGCTGGCCCAGACGTGGGTTGGGCTCAAGATTGTCGGCTGGATCGGGGATCTGCGCAGTCTCTATGCCCAATTCATCGCCCTGCCCACGGCGACGGCCACGGCGGCCGGTGGCATGACCACTGCCGGTACAGTCGCCGCTGGTGCAGCTATCGGTGTCAGGGCGCTGGGCGCGGCGGTCAGGGGACTGCTGGCCGCCGTGACGGTGGAGGCCATCATCCAGATCACCCAGTTCGCCGCAGCCCTTCGTCAATTGGTGCAGGCCGAACTGGCCCTCAGAGAGGCGCAGACCCTGCGCTCGGAAACTCAGGCCCGTCTCAACGGCCAGTTTGCGGCGCTGTCGGCCGAGCTGGGGGTGGCCATCACCAGCATGGCGGACCTCGATCGCCTGGTGGCCGAGGGCAAGGTGCATTACGACGACGCCACCGGCAGTTGGCGACAAGGGGCGGCTGCCGTCAAAGCCTTGGGGGACGAGGCCAAGCAGACCCGCGACTATCTGGCCGAAATCAATGCCGTGGCCAAACAGACCGCCGCCGATGGCCCGGCCAAGCTGGCCAAGGCCTTCGATGAGCTGGGGCTGGACTTCGAGCGGGCCAATGGCCGTATCGGCGCTGGCTTTCAGAAGACGCTCGGCGCCCTGGATGTGCTGGTTCAGCATACCGGCGCCAGTAGCGCCGCCATCGAGGAGGCGTTGGCCAGTGCCTACAACAGTGCCAAGACCAAGGCGGAGATCGATGCGGTGATCGAGCGTCAGCAGCAACTGGCGGCCCAGGGCAAGATCACCGGAGATGCGCTGGCCCGCTCCATGGCCATTGCCGCCGATGCCATGAGCAAGGTGAAAGGGGGAAGCGGAGAGGCCAAGAAGGCGGTGGCAGCCATTGGCGATGGTTTTGACGACGCGGCCGCGCGGGCCAAGGGGGCGACCGATGCCATGCGGGCCGGGCTCAAGGGCGTGCAAGACGAGGCCGAGCAGACCCATGCCAGCCTCTCTAGCGGTGGAGGGGGCGGTAGCGGCAACACCCGCACCGTCAATGCCGGCTCTTTCTACTACAAGAGCGTGGATATCAACAGCCTGCGCGGTAATGCCGAGGGGCTGGCCAATACCTTGGCAGGGGTGGAGGAGGAGCTGGCTCGCTACAGCCAGAAGGTCAAAGACATTCCGGCCTATAGCGAGTGGAGCAAGTATTACGGCGAGAAGTTCCAAAAAGAGATGGAGGACATGCGGGCTCAACTCAAGGCAGAGCTCAGCAAGGCCCAGGCCAAGGAGGTGGCCAGCCAACCCCAGGGCGCGGCCCCGCCTCCCGTGCAATCCCCATTCCCCACGAGCGCATCCCCAAGGGATGGCCGTCGCCCTACAACAGAGCGGATCACCATCGAGCTCAAAGGGGCAGGGGGCTCGGCCGAACTGCAGGCCGATGAGGCCAATGCCCACGCCTTTATCAACCTTCTTAAACAGCAGGGGCTGCGCTCATGAACGTGACGTTAAACAGCATTTCACTGCCCGATGACTTGGTCTGGCGCGACGAGTTCGACTGGGCTCCCGTCGAACAGGTGGTGACGCCGACCCTCTCTGGGGCGCTGTTGGTGGAAGAGACCCCAAGGCCAGAGGGACGCCCCATCACCCTGGTTGGCCATTGTGCCCGCGCCACCGTGCAGAGTCTCAAGGCGTTGGAGGCGGTGCCTGGCCAGTTGCTGGCCCTGACCCTGCTGGACGGGATAGCCCGCACCGTTATCTGGCGCCGCCCCGGCGTCGTGGTCACGCCCCTGATCGAGATGGCCGACCCCGAGGCGGGTGAACCCTATGCCCTGACCCTGAATTTCACCGAGGTAAGCCCATGACCATTCTTTCTGGTGACATCAAGCTGCTGACCAGCCAGCGAATGACGGACACCCCTGATGGGGGTGGCCGCATCACCGGCAAGGAGGTGGTCAGCGGTGATCACAACTCGATTTTCCCTGATGTATCGGATCTTGATCGCTCTGGTGGGGTGGTCAACATGCGCAAGGTCTATCTGGCCACTCAGACCGATGACACCGACACCTATTTCGGCGCCAATGCCACCGTGCTGCTGCCGCCGGCAGACCCCAACGTGGGGCTGTGCCTGATGAGCACCAAGGACCACCACGACACCCGGGCGGCGGCCCGCGATGTACTGGAGCGCTATCTGGCGCGTGGCCCGAAGTGGCGCGGCTTCCTCTACGACACCCAGCTGCAAGGGCAGCGGGCGATCCGCTTCTTCCAGCGCGTCGAGGTGCGCCTGCCGGAGATCGGCGAGACCCTGGTGCTGGTCGGCAATGAGGGCAAGGCCGGCGAGTTCGAGCAGTATGTGCGCGTCCTTGAGGTCAACCAGGCGCTGGCAAAGTTCCAGGTTCCTGGTGTACCCGAGTTCACCCGCAACATCGTCACCTGCGTCCTGGCCGACCCGCTGCGCTACACCTTCGAGGGGGAGCAGCCGACCCCCTACGATGTGGTGACCAACGCCAAGACGGCCCTGCGCGAGACAGTGGTGGCCGATGCGGCCAACTACTACGCCAGCACCAAGTTGGCGGAAGATGTGGCGTTCGGTGCCCTGCAGGTGAAGGCCAAGACCATTTTCACCCAGCTGGTGCCGGCTGCCCGTACTGAAGTCCCGGCCGTGGATCTGACGGCCGCCGGCGAGCTGGCCAGCCTGGTCGATTCCGGCAAAGGGCTGGTGAGCTTCAATACTGCCGCCAGCATCGCCCCCAGCCGGGGCCTGTTCCTCGGCAGTGGCGCCAAGCCTGGCACGGTGACCATCACCATCGGGGCGGCGGTGATCACCGACCGGGGCGGTGAGCTGGTAGTGGCCGGCTCGGTGATCGGGTCTATCGACTATGGCCGTGGCTCGCTGGAGTTCAACGCCCAGTGCCCGAACTACGGGACCGCCAGCAAGGCGATCTCGTTCTGGCCGGCGTCGCGCCCGTCGCGCATCGCCGACACGGCCCGCATCGAGATCAAGGCCAACAACCGGGGCTATGCCTACACCATCACCCTGCAGCCGACCCCGGCACCGGGCACCCTCACTGTGTCCTTTATGGCACAGGGGAAGTGGTACGACTTGAAGGACAACGGCCGTGGCGAGCTGCGCGGCGCGGATCTCTCCTACGGCTCCGGCACCCTCAACTTTGCCAGCGGCTCGGTGCTGCTGACCCTGGGCGCCCTGCCGGATGTGGACACCTCGATCATGTTCAGCTGGGCCACCCCGGTGAACTACACCAACCGCAGCGGGCAGGCGATCAGCATCAGCAAGAGCGCCTGGCAGCTGCCGCACACCGGGATCACACCAAAGAGCCTGGTGCTGACCTGGGGCGCCGGCAAGACCGCCAACGACTCGGTGGGGGATGGCAAGATCCGGGGCGACATTACCGGCACCATCAACTATGCCGAGGGCATCATCGATCTGGAGCACATCACCCTGCCGGCCCTCGGCCAGGAGTATGCGGCTCAGTACCAGTACGGTGAGCCGGTGACCGAGCGCCACGTTGAACCGGGGCGCCTGAGCACCCCGGGGCAAGTGGGGCACCTCTCCATCACCCTGGACGGCTCTGGCGGTGGGGCGCACAACCTCACCCCGGGCTCGGTGCGGGTCAAGTTCAATGCCCTCTACCACAAGTTCGATGTGGACGACCAGCAGCTGGTGATCGCCACCCGCGATCCCATCATCACCCTGCGCGATGACGGGCAGGGCCAGCTGATCGACGCCAGCGGCGTGGTGCTTGGCGCCATTGACTACACCGCCGGCACCCTGCATTTCATGCCGGACGGCAGCGCCCCGCTGCCAAAGCCGACCTATGCCTGGGTGACCGTGGGCACCCGCTGGGAGGGCAACAGCCAGATCGCGGTGCAGCGCTGGACTATGACCGGGATCCAGTACCACAACACGGCGTACACCTTCCCTGACGGCGAGCAGGGCTGGGTGGAGGTGACCTACCGCAACAACAACAGCGCGCAGGCGCAGAATGCCACCCTGACCGCGCAGGCGCTGCGCATCGACGTGACCCCGGGATTTGCCGAGGCGATCCTGGAGGGTTCGCTGCGCTTCACCCTGGGCAGCTCGACCTACGTTGACCGGCAGGGCTTGCTGTACCGCAACCCTGACCCTGAAACGGGGGCAGGCATTCAGGCGGGCACCATCGACTACTCCAACGGGTTGGCGGTGCTGGCTGACTGGGCCGCCGGTCAGGCCGCCCAGCCGGCGCTGCAGTCGTTGGCCACCTCGTTCAGTGCCCAGTCGGTGGATGCGGTGACGTTCCGCACCCCGGGCGCCCCGCTGGCACCGGGTAGCCTCTACATCAGCGCCAACACCGCCAGCGGCCGCCGCATCGAGGCCACGGCAGACGGGGACGGCTATTTCACCACGGCTGACATGGATGGCCGGGTCAACTACCAGACCGGGATCGTGGTGGTGCGCTTTGGCCGCAAGGTCACGGCCGCCGGCAACGAAACCCAGCCCTGGTATGACCCCGCCCAGGTCGGCGAGGACGGCAAGATCTGGAAGCCGGTCGTCGTGGTGGCTGACACCATCCGGTTCAACTGCGTGGTGTTCAGCTATCTGCCGCTCGATGCCGACATCATCGGCTTGGATCCGGTGCGCCTGCCGTCCGATGGCCGGGTGCCGTTCCTGCGCAAGGGCAACACCGTGGTGGTGCACAGCACCCAGCGCGCCGCGTTCCCGCTCGGAGTGACGGCCGGCCAGCAGCTCAACACCGGCCGCACCCGGCTGGCCTACGCCCATGTGGAGGACAAGAATGGCAAGCGACTGGCTGACGCGCTCTACAGCGCCAACCTGGACAGCGGGGTGGTCACCTTGGCCACCCCGTTGAACCTGACCGGCTACGTGGAGCCGCTGACCGTGGTACACCGCATCGAGGACATGAGCCTGGTCAGCGATGTGGAAATATCCGGCCGGCTGCAGCTGACCCGCCCGCTGTCACACGCCTACTCGGCCAGTGACACCTACGTGTCGAGCGCGCTGATCATGGGCAACCTGTGGGCCCGCTACACCAGCCTGTTTGACCAGAAAACCTGGACCAACAAGTGGCAGGACTACGTGGACGGCGACCAGTCAACGGCCCAGTACAACGACACCGACTATCCGCTGCTGCTGACCAACCGGGCCACCATCGAGGAGCGCTGGGCGATCATCTTCCAGTCCAGCACCACCTTTGTGCTGGTCGGGGAGCATGTGGGACAGATCGCGCTGGGGGATGTGAATACCGACTTTGCCCCGGCCAACCCGAACAACGGCCAGCCCTATTTTCGGCTGGACAAACGCGGGTGGGGGTCAGGCTGGGCAAGTGGCAATGTGCTGCGCTTCAACACCCAATCGGCGAACTTCCCGATCTGGGCGATCCGCACTGTGCTGCAGTCGGTGGCGGCCAGCCAGAGCGACAAGTTTGAGCTGCAGCTGCGCGGCAACGTCAACCGCTAACCGGTGGGGCATGATGCCCCACCCCTTATTTTATCGTGGGGCAGCGCGCCCCACTGATGGAGATAGACACGATGGCTTATCCGGTGAAGTGGTATTCGAGCAATATGCAGGGGGCCGGCAACCTTGGCGACACTACCGATGGCGCGCTGACTTCCCTGCTCAAATCAATTCTGGTAACCGGTTTCGGTACGCTGGCCATCAATGCCCTGTCGTTCGATACGGCCAAGGGCTGGGCGGTGGCGACCTTCACCGGCGGCCATGCTTACCTGCAGGACTCGGTGGTGCAGGTTGACGGCGTGAGCCCGGCCGCTTACAACGGCGAGCACCGGGTCATGCTGGTAACTGCCACTCAGGTATGGTTCGAGCTGGATGGGGGTAACCCAGGGGCGCCCGGGTCTGGCGCCTCAATGACCATGAAGGTGGCACCGCTGGGGTGGTCGCTGACCCATGAAAGCGGTGACGGCAAGGTGGCCATCTACCGCCCGGCGAATATCAGTGAGTCGGGTAATGTCTCTCTGCGTATCGACAACACGGCATTTTCAGGATGGTCTGGCCCTACTTACTACGGATACCTTGCCAAGATCCAGATGATAGAAGATGTGATTGATATCAACACCTTCACGCTGATCAATGAAGCTCGTTGGCCTGCAACATCTCGTTTTAGCGATAGGCGGTGGGATTTTATCGGGGATAGTCAGCTGTTCTATTTTTTACCTGCATATGCCACCGCCAGTTATCAAGCCCTGTTCTGCTTTGGTTATATCAAATCGTTGCGCCCTGGCGACCGGTATCATGCGATCACAGTGAATTACCCCACTGCTGCCGCCGATGATACTAACCGTCGCTGGAACATAGGGGCAGGGGCAAGCTACACCAGTTATTACAACCAAGCCTTGTCTTTCGATGACACCAACTATCGCGTTATGGCGCGGCCGTATAGCCAGCTGTTTGGGGTTGTAGGTTGGTGGATGAAAGGGTTATTCAGCCGTTTCGGCACTGGCATGTCTATCCCCAATGGTCCAGATAACGGGTTCTATATGTCGGTTGACCCGATCATGATATTGGAAACGGGTAACCATTTGCGGGGTTATCTCCCTGGCCTTATCTGCCCGTTTGGCAGTGCCAGCGCATGGCATAGGAAGAACTTCAGTAACCTGCCAGCGCTACCCAACAAACTGGTGCGCTTTATTTATGCTGCTTATGCGGAATCAACGTCATCCGGAGGCCCCACCATGATGGGGTTTGATCTTACCGGACCCTGGAGGTAACCATGGCAAGCGACCAAGCCTTGCGGGATCTTATCTTGGCCAGTAATCCGGTGGGATATTTCCCACTGGATATACCGGCAAACTTGGGCCGCGACATATCACCCTATGCCAATCATGGCAGCCAGAGTGGATCATTCAGGCAGGTGGTGACGCAACTGGCAGACATGGACATTGCCATGGTTCAGGGTATCAGTTCGGCTTTTGTGACCATTCCTGACCGTTCTGAGTACAAGGGGCGCACCTTCACCATGGAGTGCGTCATTATGCAAATAGACGACGCCAACTTGGTGATCGCCGAGCGGGGGGCAGATAACCAGAACTGGTCCCTGCAAAGCATTGGCTCTGGCCAGTCTATGCCAGCTTCATCCTATCAATTCTGCCTTGGCCCCAGCACTGGAGCCATCTATGGTCGAGCTGGGCCAACCCGGTTTGCCCACCTGATTTTTACCAGCGTCAATGGCCTCACCAAAATTTACCAAAATGGGGTCGCCTTGCTGGAGGCGGTAACTCCAACAGGGACCGGGGTGCAGGGCAACCAAGGAACTCTACCCATCAACCTGTTCTCACGGGCTGGCACCTATGGCAGTTCTGCATCCTTGGCCCATGTTGCGTTTTACAACCGAGAATTGACCGCAGCAGAACGACAAGCAAGGGCCGACTTGTTTACCAAGCCCTATGAGGTGAAGTTGCAGAAAATGACCACATTCCCTGCTAACCAGGAGCAGCGCCCCCAGTTTAAACCGCAGGATGTGGCTTGGCGCGGTACACCACCGATGTATGCAGGCCCTGTCGCCAGCCAGAAGATTTCTGCCTTGGCCATCACCAAGGGTCGGGATCTCTGCTGGATCCGTGATGGAGTGCAAAACGTGCTGCAGGGTTATATCCGCAGCACGGTGACCATCAACGGGGTGGGGGTGCGCCGGCGGGTGCTCTGTTTTACCCAGGACGGGGATCTGGTCGGTGAGACCTGCAGCCGGGCAGAGGATGGGGTATACCAGTTCGATCTGCTGTGGTTGAACCGCCGCTACATGGTCCTGGCCCAAGACGATCCCGCTTATGGCCCTGCTGACTACAACGCGGTGGCAGCCGACTACCAAGCCCCAGCCCCGTACCCTGCAGATGGCAGTGTGGTCCCGACCCTGCTACGCCAATAACCCAAGGAGCACTGCATGCTCAAGTTCAGTGACACAGTGCGCACTTCCCGCGCCCAGGTGCTGGCCACTGCCATCGACACCGGCAACGCCGGGCCCGCTACCTTGAAGATCTACACCGGTGGCCGGCCGGCGCCCGGGGCCGCCATCACCAGCCAGCAGCTGCTGGTCACGCTCCAGTTCCAGAACCCTTGTGCGCAGTCGGTGACGGTTGGGGTGCTGACCCTCAAGCCGCTGGCCGAGCAGATGGCCGCCGGTAACGGCTCCCCCGCTTGGGGGCGTATTTTCAACCGGGACGGCGCCTTTGTGGCGGATCTCGATGTGGGCCCGCCGGCCAGCGGGGCCGATCTGGAGATCCCCACCGATGAGCTGTTTGCCGGCGCCCTGGTGCGCATCAATACCGCCACCATCACCGAACCCTAACCGGAGCCACCTATGGCCAGAAAGGATGCCTCCCTTGAGCTGCGCAAGGCCCGCCAGAGCAATGGCAACCTGGAGCTTAACCAGGCCATGGTGGTGCGCTATGTGGCGGTGCTGCAGGGCACCAGCCTGCCGCCGGTGCTGGCCTGTTCGCCCGGGTTGGTGCTGCCTGCGGTGGTTTCCGGCCAAGTTGCGGCCCCCGTGCTGGCAGTCGATGCAGGGCTGATCTACCCCGCTGCACTGACCAGCCAAGCCCCGGCCGTCGCCGCCGAGTTCGATGGCACCATCGTGATCTCCTGCACCATGGCGGTGACCACCGAGGCAGTGACTCACCGCATCGAGGCCGGCTATGACGTAAACGTGTTCAGGGGGCCAAGCCACGCCGTTGCCAGCGATTGGGATCTGGCCAGCACGGTCAGCAGCGGGGTGACCAGCGACTGGCAGCGCCCTGATACCGTGCAGGCCACCCCGGCAGCAGACTGGCAAGAGTCGGCGCCGGTGCCGGCCAGCGTGGTGCAGGTGAGCGAAGTCATGCCCAAGCGCTATGAGCTGACCCGTGGGATCTATGAGGAAGGGGTGCCGACCAGCATGGCCCACGGCCAGCCGTTCGACAACTTGCCGCCAGGGCATGCTGCCATCAGGACGCTGTGGGTCGAGGCCGCACCGGTCGATAGCTGGCAGGTGAGCGGCTACCGCAACCCGCCCCGCTTTGACAAGGTTTGGCAGGCAGACCTGTGGCAGGAGGGGGTCAAGCTCGACAAAACCACCACCGGCCAGCAGTGGGGGCACGGTACGCCCAAGCACTGGCGCTGGCAGGAGCGGTGGGAGCAGGCCAAGCTGCCAGACCGAGGACTCAGTTCGGATCCGAAGCCGCCGATCATCCCAGAGCGCCCCGACAAGCGCACCAAGGTGCTGGCGTTCGGCCGCAAGCGCGGCGACGCCTCACTAGAGTTCGTCTGGTATGGGCAAGATGCCCGCATCGTTATCCCGACCCGGAGGGTTTATCTGGTGAGTAACACAGCAAGCATTGTGCGGGTACGGGATGGGCTCGACATCCCGGCCACCACCGTGAGTATCGAGCTCGATACCGACTCCTGGGCATGGCAATTCAGTGCCCAGATCCCGCGCATCGCAGCGGCGGCCCTGACCGATGAGGAAGAGGTAAGCATCCATATCAACGGGCAGCAGTGGGAGTGCGTGTGCGATGGCTGGCAGTCGAGTCAGAGTTTTGCCCGCGAGTCGGCTACGCTGACCGGTCGCTCGCGCACCGCCTACCTGTCGCCGACCCATGTCCTAGCGCAAGCGGTGAGCGAGAGTGCAGTGGCCACCATGGCTCAGCTGGCGGCGACTGTGCTGCCATTTGGCTGGACACTGGACTGGCAGGCAGCGGATTGGCTGGTACCGGCTGGATATTTCAGCCTGGATAACCAGACCCCGATCGAGGTGGTCAAGTACCTGGCCGAGGCGGCTGGTGGCTTCGTGCTGCCACACCAGCGCAATCAGCATCTGGTCATCAAGCCACGTTATCCCACCGTGCCCTGGCAGCTTGAGACTGCGCTGGCCGAGGTGGCGATACCCCGCGCCATCATCACCACCCTGGGCAGTGACTTCCAACCAGGTCGTGCCGCCAACGGGATCTGGGTCAGTGGTGGCCATCAGGGGATCAGTGCGCGGGTAGTGCGCCAAGGTAGCGCAGGTGAACTGCAGGCACAGAGCATCACCCATCCGCTGGTGTGTGATGTGGCGGCGGCCCGTGCTCAGGGCGTTGTGGGGCTGGCCAAAACGATGCCGAGGCGCACCCAGACCATCGCCCTGCCGCTCTCAGACGATACGGGCCTCATCCTGCCTGGGGCGCTGCTCGCCGTGGATGGTTGGAAGGGATATAACCGGGGGGTCAGGGTCTCTGCTGAGCTGCAGAACAAGGCCATGACGGTGCGCCAGACTCTCAGCGTGGAGCGATTTGTATGAACCTGTTTAAGAGATTTTTAGAGCTGATCCCTGGTGCTGATCCGCTGCTGGTCGGTACCGTCACCGCGACGAGCGGCACGAGTACGACGCTGGAAGCGCTGGGCGGCGGGGTCGTCATAGTGCGAGGGGGAGGGGTGGCTATCGGCCAGAAGGCGTTCTACCAGGCGGGGGCCATCGTGGGGCCGGCTCCTGACCTGCCGACCTATGAAATCGAGGTTTAA